AAGCAGCAAATAATCCACAGGCAACATGTAAATCATTAGAGAAACCACCAACAGATGCAGCTACTACATAAAACATATTGTTTTTATTTATAAACTGATTATATGAACCATAAACCTCGTAAAGACAGAAAAAAAGAATTTGATAACACGTTGATGCTTTATCTTACAAAAAGAGTATTTGAAGATATTGGGGAAACTGATGCTTGTAATGAAGATATTATCGATTCAGTTGGAAATGTTGTAAAAAAAACCAAGAATGAAAATGAATGGGCTTTCACACATTTCGATAGATTAATTCTATCCTTAAAACATTCCCTCGGTGAAAAGTATTTAAAAAATCTATTACAGGAATATAGATGGATCAAACACATAGATCCACTATTCATAATGAATGCAGATACCAATATGGATTTTGAGAATGCGCGAAAAAACTTAGGTATAATTGCTACCCAAATGGAAGATAGTTCTTATCTACCGTCAAGTTTGGTACATACTGCAGAATATATAGATGAGGATGAATATGAGAATTTTTGTGATAAAGTATCCAAAGCATTAACAATAGCTACTCTCTTGTTATATTCTTTAAGAAACGATAATACCCCAAATTCAATTGATTTTGAACATCACATCATTCCTTCCGTAGAAATGACGTTTAATATAACACCGCTCGATGATTATAAGAAATGTATTGATTATTGTAAAAACCATAACTTATTAGATCCCTCTGGAATCACTAAGGACGGACTACGAAAGCTTTCACAAATTTCCAAGTGTCTGGTTGCTGGTAATATACTATCCAGAAAAGTTAATAAAGTAGAAAATCAATCCAGTAATTGGGAAAAATTAGCCAAAATGCATAAACATGAGTAAAACTGAAGATGGAAATTTCAAATATAATGGTGTGCCTGTATTCAATGTAGGCTCCCTTGACTTTGCATATTTCATTAATTGTCATGAAAGTGGTAGTAGAATATTAAGTAAAAACATAAAGCACGATAAATTACAAGAACACTACAAGAAATCAAGAACTAACAACTTTGGAATATGTTATGAAGGAGTGATTATTGATTTAAGAACTCTCAAAAAGAAGGTTATTAAAGAGTGAAATATTGACATTGTATGTAAATACATGATAATTTTTCATTATAAACTATAAACTATATTTAATATAAATCTGGAACTATGAATGTTAATTAAAAACCCACCCAAACAAGAGACATTAACGACTCGAATACTTACACGGGCTAGAGATTATGGATTAACAAATCCTAAAGGCCCTACATTCGACAGATTGTTTAACAGAAACATAACAGACCAAGAAGTAGCTATATCTCAAAATATAGTAGGTCAGGGTAAAAAACAAATATCTTACCCTAATGGTCTTTCCCCTGATGGGTTTAGTTCCTTTGCTCCCGCACTTGGTGTAAATCCAAATAATATAGATCCTAATAAAGCTTTTCAGCTTACCGCAGAAAATCAGGTACATCTTTTTTGGAAAAAAAATAGAGAAAATTATTTAAAGTATTACAGAGTTGCTGGTAGAGCTGAGATATCTGAAGCATTGGATAATATAGCAGATGAAGCCATATATAAAGATGACTTAGGAGAAATTTGTTCATTAAGAGTAGATGCCGATGCTGATATAGGAGAAGCAGTACAACAAAAATTACATAAGATATTCAGACGCGAAGTTCTTAAAAAGATAATGAACTTTGAGAAAGAGGGATGGACTCTTATGCGTACCCTTCTTGTTGAAGGTAGAATGTTTTTTGAAGTTGTATACAGCGAAGAAAAAAATGAAATATTGGGTATTAATATACTCCCAGCTCAAAACATGGTAATTATAGTACAGGAAGGTATCATACTTGGTTATCGCCAGATGTTAGAAGGTGCATATGCAAGTGCTGGTAGCACAGGCGGAAAAAACTATGTAGATTTTTCCCCTAACCAGATTGTCTATATAGATCTAGGTATGTTTGGGCCGGGCGGAATTAATGATCCTCGTTCTCCATTACAACCTGCCATAAAAGCATTCAACCAATTGAACGCAATTGAAGATGCTATCACTATGTATAGAATACAATGGGGTTCTGAGAAACTTGTATTCAAAATTGATACTGGAATGATGCCTAAGCCTAAAGCCGAAAAGCACATGAAAGATCAGGCTAAATTACTTGCAAGAAGAATTGATTATAATACAGGAACTGGTGAAGTTACAAACTTTGGTAGAGTTATTGGATTGGGTGAACACTTTTTCATATCTACAAGTAGTGCAACCACAGGTTCTGAAATTACCCGATTAGACCCCGGTCAGAACATTAATAAAATTGAAGATTTAAAATATTTCAAACGTAACGTGGTAAATGCAATGAAAGTTCCACCGGGACGTGTAACTGCTCTTGCTGGTGACGGTGAAAATTATGCCAATGGTAAATTAGGCGAAGTTACGCAGGCAGAAGTATCATTTGCAAGAATGGTACAACGTTATCAGATACCAATGGATATACTTTTAACAAGATTATTTGTAATGGTATTGAATACCCAATCTGATATAGCCGACGATATTAAATTAGAAGATAATTTTGGTGTAAAATTTAACAAAGCAAACGCATTCCAGAACTACATGGATGCAGAAATTAAGAACACTAACTTAGGTACATTCGATAATATGATGAAACATGTTAAAACTGCTGAACAACCCGGTGGTATATTATCTAAGAAATATGCTATGGTACAGGGTTTACGTTTATCTGATGAAGAAATTATACAGAATAGCGTATGGTTAAAAGAAGAAGATAAAATGGACGAAGACGAAGGCGACTCTAAAATTTAATAATTCTTCCATATTTATAAACTAGCTATAAGTAACTATGAGTAACTCTAAAAAAAAGATAAGGTCTCTGATAAGTGGTATCATCAGCAATGATGAAAGAAAGATAGAATTACTGGTAAATGAGTTATCAGAAGCTATTATACCAGAGAAAGAACCTGATATAATGAAAATTCTTATAGAGAGCTTTAAGGGAGAAACAAATGTCTAAGCACGTACAACTTTTAAGAGAAGATAACAACGAGTTTATAGTAAAACCTATATATGAAAGTGAAATGAATTTAGCTGGTAAAAAGGTTAAAAAATTAAAAATTCAAGGAACCGCAATCGTATGTGATGTAACTGGTATTAATGGTCGTGCATATCCTAAATCTATATTAGAAGCCGAAGTTAATCGTTTTGTAAGCAAATACATCGCAAGAGGTCGTGGTGCAGGTGAACTTAATCACCCTAGATTAACTGCAGATGGTGAAGGAAAAGATTATTCTGTTTTCGAAATGAATTTATCAAAAACCTGTGCTCTCATTGAAGAGTTACGTTTTAATGGTAATGAACTGTTTTGTAAAATGCGCGTATGTGATCAGCATCCAGCTGGTGCCATGCTTAAAGCATTAATTGATGATGGATATGTACCGGGATTTTCTTTACGCGGTGCAGGTTCTGTTATTGAGACGGCAACGGGAAGCATGGAAATCACTCGTGATTATAGATTAATCACAATCGATGTTGTTGGAAATCCATCATTTGATGACAAAGCTCTTATTACTCCAGTCTACGAAGCAATGAAAGGCGGAAAAATTTCAGTTTTAACTGAAGCCGTTAACTATGAACAACAAGCATTCATTATGAACAACCCACTTCCTAAAATAAGACTAGGTAGAAAGAAATTTGATAGAAAGGGTTTAGTTAATATGTTTGAAAGCGTAGATACATCGTTATTAATTAAAAAATAAAGGATATCAAAAAATGATCATTAATGTAAAGGAAATTTTAAAGGAAGAAGAAATTGGGCAGTTTTCGCCTGAAAGTTTAAAATCTATTAATGAAGCCCTTAATAATGCTGTCAATGTAGAGTTTAGTGCAAGAACTGAACAGCTTGAAACGGAAAACGCTGAAAAATTTGAATCTCTCGTTGAGAATATTTCCAAAAAATTCGATAACCAAGTTAGTACTGTTATACTTGAAAATGTTAAAAATAATGTAGGTAAAACCATAGATGCTAAATTTTATAACATCGTAAAAAGTATGGTTAATCTTTTGGAAAGTGCCGGAATACCTACAACAGAGAAAACTAAAGAATTACAGATGAAATTAAAACAATCCACAGAAAAAATAGCATCACAATGGAAAGAACGCGAAGAAATTAAAGCAGAATTATCTAGTGCTGAAAAAGAAAAAATGATAATGTCTCAGTTACAAGGAATGAAACCTGAAGTTGTTAACGCTGCTTTGGAACATTTTAAAAATAAAGACATGATTGATGCTCAGGATGAATTAGAAGTATTCATTAATGGAGATTTTTCAGAACTCACATTTGACGATGATGAAAAAGAAAAAGAATTTGCTGGTGAAATTGATTTGGAACAGGTACAGGATGCCTTAGAAGAATTGGAAACCGACAAGACTGACAAATTACAGAGTGCAGCATTCAATAAGAAACCTAAATATGAAAGTTTGGGTAAAGGTCTCAAACCACAAAAAGCAGGCAAAACTCCTAATGTAACTAACGAAGCATTAGAAAATGCATCCAATAAAGCTATAGTGGAAAGTAAAAATGGTGAAAACGTCGAAGACGATACTCAAGAAGCCATGGAACAGATCAACGAATTTGGAAATTTAGGGTATCACTTTAAATAAAAAACGTTATTACATGTTTATATAAGGGGGTTTTACCCCCTTTTTTCATTTTCAGTGCACAAATGTATAACAAACCTCGAAATTGATGTATTTGCTTTATAAACATTGTTTGAAGACTAGAAATAGTCGTCATAAACGTTGTTTCATAACAAAGAGGTAAAAATGAAAAAGACTCAAAGAAAATCCCTGATTCAGAAATGGGCACCCGTGCTTGAATCTGACATTGGCGGTCCAGTAAAAAGCCAGAGCGAAGCTTCTGTGCTTGCTACACTTTTGGAAAACCAAGTCAAATTGAACAAAGGTTTCCTTCCTGAATCTGCCAACGTAACTGGCGACGTGGAAGTATATCAACAGTATGCATTACCGTTAATTCGTAGACAGTTCCCTGAACTGCTTGCAATGAACACTGTAGCTGTTATCCCTACTACTACGCCTCAAGGTATTTACTTCGCTCTTAGATATCTCTATGACGGTGCTAATGCTCCTACCAAAACCACTACTTTCCGTAACGGCGAGAAAATGGAAATTGGTTTCGACTTGGACAAAGATCACGCAGGTGATCAGAATCCTGAAAACGGTACCCCATGGTCTACTAGAGAAGGTGAATTTCTTTCCAATTACATGGAAGACAGTGATACACTGAGCTTATTCAACCCTGCAAATGACCCTGCAACTGCTGGTGGTGGATACACTATCAAAAGAGCATCAATCAAAGTTATAAAAGGTTCTGTTATTGTTGGTACTCGTGCCATCAAATCACATTACACTTTAGAACTTCAACAAGATTTAGCTGCTGTCCACGGACAGGATATTGAAGCCCTTCTTTTAGAAGCACTTCAGTTCGAGATCCAACAGGAAATCGACAGAGAAATTTTGGCTGCATTGATTTATGCTGCACAAGAAGCTGGTTTAGGTGGTGAAGCTGCAATTGACATCGACCTCCGTACTGTTGCCCAAAGTGGTGACGTTAACGCTCGTTGGATGGCTGAAACTATCGCGGGTGGAATTGTAAATACAATCCTTGCTGTATCCCAAAAAATTGCTGT